CCTGCAAGGTTATCTGATGGAGAATTTGTCTTTACTGCAAAAGCTACAGAAGAAATCGGAGCTGATGAATTGATGCGTATGATGAAAGATGCTGAAGCTGCTGCAGATGAAAGACTACCAGCCCAATTAGGTGGTGCAATAGGAAAAGAAGAACCTATGCCTTTAGGTATAGATGGTTCTACTCTTGATAATAGAGAACAGGATAATTATACTAATCCTTTACTGCAACCTCCTATTCGTGGTGCTGGATATGGAAGATAAAGCCACCCTATTAGCGTAGGCACTTTATTAAATATTAACCAGAAAGGCTACCTTTACAAGACAAGCCCTGCACAGTCGACTTATGCAGCTACCTTGTTAATGAAGCCCTGAGTAAGGAGTAAAAGAAAATGACTAATACAGTCCAAACAGAGGAAACGCCAAATCCTTATAACCAAAAGAAAGATTGGCACAATGAAGATAAAGTAGATTTTGTATCTGCAAATGAAGGCTTATATTTTGAAGAACCTACTGAAAGAAATAAACTTTTTAACAGTAGTGATATTACTGAAATAGGAGCTGAAGGAAGTGTTAATACTGAAGAGTTAGATACTAATAAGGATAAACCTTATAAAAGACCTAACTATAAAAAAAGGTATGATGACTTAAAAAAACATTATGATAGTAAACTTAATGAGTTTAGAATTAGAGAACAGGAACTTTTAGAAGAAGCTACTAAAAATAGAACTGAATATAAAGCTCCTAAAACTGAAGAAGAACTAGAACAGTTTAAAAATAATTATCCTGATGTTTATGAAGTAGTAGAAACTGTTGCACATCTACAATCGGAGTCTAAAGCAAAAGTTCTAGAAGAACGCCTTAGTAAACTCCAAGAAAGAGAAAATCAGTTAATACGACAAGATGCAGAAACTAGGTTAATGGAAAAACATCCTGATTTTGAAGATATCAGAAACAGCGATGATTTTCATGAATGGGCAAAACAACAGCCTCAGTCTATTCAAGATTGGATATACAAAAATGCTGGTGATGCTGATTTAGCTTCTCGTGCTTTAGATTTATTTAAAAAAGATTTTGGTATTGAACCTGTTAAAACTAAGTCATCTTCTAAAAAGACTAGACAATCTGCTGCAGATATGGTATCTACAAAAACAACAAGTGTAGAACCAAAGCAACAGAAAGTATGGTCTGAAAGGGAGATTGCTGCCATGAGTATGGCTGATTTTGATAAGTATGAAGAAGACATATCAAATGCTATGCAAGAAGGCAGAATCGTAAAGTAAACTATATAACATAAAGGAGAATGTATCATGGCTCAATATTTTGAACCCTCAACCGATACTGATGCTAACTTTGCTAACTCCGTAAGTGGACAAACTAATAGTTTCTTCCTACCTTCGATTTACTCTAAAAAGGTTCTAAACTTCTTTAGAAAATCTTCGGTTGTAGAAGCTATAACAAACACCGACTATGCTGGTGAAATTTCTGCTTATGGAGACTCAGTAAAGATTATCAAAGAACCAGTAATCTCTGTCTCTGATTATACCAGAGGTAGTGATACTACTGCAACTAAACTAACTGACCAAGAACTTACATTGGTTGTCGATAGTGCTAAAGCTTTCAAATTCATCGTAGATGATATTGAAACAAATATGTCACATGTAAACTTTAAAGAAGTAGCTTCAAGTTCTGCAGCTTACGCTTTAAGAGATTCATATGATGCTGCTGTTATCGCAACTATGTTCTCAGGAGTTTCTAGTTCATCACCAGACCATGTGTTAGGTGCTGACAATGCTACCGACTTAGCTGCCGGTACATTTGATGGAACTGGTAACCTTGACATAGGTTTTGGTTCTAGTGAGCATGACCCAATTGATGTTTTAGCTAGAATGGCAAGACTATTAGATGAACAAAGTGTTCCTGAAGAAGGAAGATGGTTCGTTGCTGGTCCTGACTTCTACGAAGTATTAGGTCAAGCTTCTTCTAAATTGCTATCTGTAGACTTCAACGCAGGTCAAGGTTCAATTAGAAATGGTTTAGTATCTAGTGGAAAACTAAGAGGATTTGATATGTACAAATCTAACAACATTGCCTCAACATCTAATGCTGCTGGTAAATGTATGGGTGGTCATATCAGTTCTACTGCAACTGCTAACACAATCCTTTCAACAGAAGTCCTAAGAGACCCAAGTTCTTTTGGCGACATCGTGAGAGGTCTTCATGTCTATGGAGCAAAAGTTCTTAGACCTGAAGCATTAGTAAGTGCTTTCTACGGTATTGATTAATAGTAATCATTTGGGGGAGTCTTAGGACTCCTCCTTTTTTAAAAGGACAAATATGGATAAATACGAACAACAAGAAACAGGTAATCCAAAGCCTAGTGGGAATATTTCTTATTACAAATCTTTAAAAGAAAAAGAAGAAATGTGTAAAGATATGGCTGGTTATAACGAAAGTTTAAGACCGGGTTACTATAACGAAAAAAATAAAGTGGAGAAATAAAAATGGCAAAAAAATTAAGAAAAGCTGTAAAAGCTATAGGAGTTATAGCAAATCCTAAAGCTGCTGTTGCAGATGCTGTAATAAAAAATGTAATGGGTCCGAAAGGTCAAGCTAGAAGAGCAAAAAGAAGAGCTAAAAGAGCTGCAAGAAAAGCTAGTGCTATGGGTGGAAGAATGACATATGACCATGGTGGCGAAGTAATGCCTCAAGCTAAACCTAATTAAAAATGAAGGTTAAAGCACCTAAAGGCTATCATTGGATGAAGCAAAAAAATGGTAGCTTTAAATTAATGAAACATAAAGGAAAGTTTGTGCCACACAAAGGTGCAAGTTTAATGGCAAACTTTGCAATACAAAAGGTACATAAAAAATAATGGCTACAACATATTTAGATTTAACTAACGAAGTTCTTAGAGAACTAAACGAAATACCCTTAACATCAGCAAACTTTGCAAGTGCAGTAGGTTTGCAAAAATTTGTTAAGGATGCAGTTAATAAATCTATATTTGATATAGCTAATCAAGAACCACAATTACCATTTTTTAGTGCTGGAGTAAGTGGAGGTACAGACCCTTTTTATGGAAATGTAACTGTTGCTAGTGTAGCAGGACAAAGATGGTATACATTAAAAGCTGATAGTTCTAGTATAACTACAGATTATGGTTCAATAGACTGGGATGATTTTTACCTTACTACAATTAATGTAAGTGGAGAATCAGAACCTTATGTTTCAAAAGGTTTAAAATTTTTGACATTAGCTGATTGGAAAAGATATCGTAGAGATAGTGAAAATTCAGATGATGCCAAAGGTTCAAATGCTGCTCATGGCGAACCTATATATGTAATTAAATCTCCTGATAATAGAAAATTTGGATTAAGTCCAATACCTGATAAAGTTTATAATGTACATTTTTATGCATTTACAAGACCAACAGCTTTAGATGCTCATGGAGATACAATGGCTTTACCAGAACAATATAGTAATATTGTAACTGCAAGAACTAGATACTATGTATGGCAGTTTAAAGAAAGTCCACAACAAGCAATGATGGCATTGGATGATTACAAAAAAGGAATGAAATATATGAAATCTAATCTTATGAATCCAGCTCCTAAATATATGACAGATGATAGGACATACTTTTAATGGCTAGAAGTCAACCATTTACAGTAGCATGTGAAGGAGGATTAGTATCTGCATCTAATCAAATTGATTTATTGCGTAGACCCGGAGTAGCTACTGAATTAGAAAATTTTGAAGTTTCTATAGAAGGTGGATATAGAAGAATTAATGGATTTACAAAATTTGGTGGAAGTAGTGCTGTACAACCAACAGGAGGTTCTACTACAATATTAGGAGTATTTCCGTATGCAGATGGAGTAATTGTTACTGCTGGTACAAATATTTATTTTAGTAATACAGGAACAAGTTGGGTACAAATAAATAGAAGTTCTGTTTCAAGTAGTGGAGACAACTATTCAACTTTTACAGGTAGAAGTACATTAACTAGAACTTCACAAGGACAATGTCAATTTGCATTGTTTGAAGGTGCTACGCACAATTATGGTCAAGTTATTATATCTGATGGTGTAAATAAACCTTATTTATTTAGAATGGAAGGCACGGGTGCTATTACTGATAGAACATTTTTTGCAGAAGAAATAACTGTAACAGGAACAAAAGGTGTTAAATATGTTACAGTACATGACAAACATTTAATAGCTGCAGGAGTTGAAGATAATTTAAGTACAGTATTTTATAGTGCTACATTAGACCCTACAAGTTTTAGTGGTACTGGGTCAGGTTCTATAGTATTAGAAGACCAAATAGAAGGAATTAAAGGATTTCGTAATGAATTATTTATATTTTGTACTAATAGTATATTTAAACTAATAAACATAAATGATTCAAGTAATGTAGCTATAGTTCCAGTTACAAAAAATGTTGGTTGTTTAAGTGGTTATAGTATTCAAGAAATTGGTGGTGATTTATTATTTTTAGCACCAGATGGAATAAGAACAGTTGCTGGTACTGCAAGAATTGGAGATATTGAGTTAGGTACAGTTAGTAAAGCTATACAACCAGAGTTAAATATACTAGCACAAAGTATTGATGATTTTAGAATTACAAGTATAGTAATTAGAGAAAAATCACAATATAGATTATTTTATACTAATCTTAGTGCAGCAGCATCAGCTCAAAAAGGAATAATAGGAACATTAAGACAAAATGGATTTGAATGGTCTGAAACAAAAGGATTAGAAATTACAGAAATAGGTTCTGGTTTTGATTCAAATGGTATAGAAAAATATTATCATGGTAATAATACAGGTTATGTATATGTACATGATACAGGAAATGACTTTGATGGTACTGCAATTTTAGCAAGATATGCTACTCCAAATTATGATTATGGAGATTTAGGAACTTTAAAAACTTTACATTATGTAAGAGTTTCTGCTTCAGCTGAAGGAGTAGTAGAACCAGATATACAAGTTAGGTTTGATTTTGGTAGCACGGATATACCTCAACCACCAGATTTATTTGATTTAGGAACAATAAATCCACCCTCAGAATTTAATAGTGCTGTATTTGGCACAAATGTATTTGGAGGAACTGCTTCTCCAATGATAAGAGTTCCATTACAAGGAAGTGGAACAAGCAACAATTTTACTGTGATTTCAAATGATACGAAGTCACCATATAAAATAAATGGTTTATATGTAGATTATATACCTTCAGGTAGGAGATAAAAACAATGGCAGGTTATATTAGACAAAGTACTTTTTCAGATGGCGATACTATTACTGCTGCTTTATTTAACAATGAATACAATCAGTTACTTAATGCATTTCATAATAGTACAGGACATAAACATGATGGTACGACAGCAGAAGGACCAGTAATAGGAGTTATTGGTGATGCAGGAGAAACTTCTCCAAACAACAAAGTTTTAATAGATACATCAAATAATTACATTGAGTTTTATGTAGAAGTATCAAGTAGTTCAGTACAACAATTATATATAGCAGATGGAGCTATTGTTCCTGTTACTGATAATGATATTGATTTAGGTACTAGCTCACTTGAATTTAAAGATTTATATATAGATGGTACAGCTTATGTAGATGCTATAAACTTTAACGGTACAGCAATTACATCAACTGCTGCTGAACTAAACATATTAGATGGAGTGACATCCACAGCAGCCGAGCTTAATATTCTTGATGGAGTAACTGCGACTACAGCAGAATTGAATATTATGGATGGGGTTACTGCAACCACAGCAGAGCTAAACATTATGGATGGCGTAACTGCAACTGCTTCTGAATTAAATATAATGGATGGTGTAACATCTACAGCAGCCGAATTAAATATATTAGATGGTAAAGCTTTTCTTGATGAAGATGATATGTCTTCTAATAGTGCTACAGGTATTGCTTCTCAACAATCTATTAAAGCTTATGTAGATTCACAGGTTACAGCACAAGATTTAGATGCTACTACAGATAGTGGCACAATAGCAATAGACTTAGATAGTGAAACATTAACTATTGCAGGTGGAGAAGGTATTGATACTTCTGCTTCAAGTAATACAATTACTATTGCTGCTGAAGATGCAACAACAAGTAATAAAGGTGTTGCTTCATTTAGTTCAGATGACTTTACAGTTTCTAGTGGAGCTGTAAGTTTAGCAACAACATCAACTGCTGCAGAATTAAATATATTAGATGGTGCTACAGTAACTACTGCAGAACTTAATAT